GCGCATCAAGCTGGTGCGCGGGCCGTGGATCGAGCCATTCCTGCAGGAGCTCGAGGCGTTCCCATCCAAGGGCGTGCACGACGACCAAGTCGACGCGGCGTCCTCGGCCTACCTCGAGGTCTCGGAGTCGAGCGGGCTCGCCCGTCTGCGGATGCTGGCTCAAGTGTAACTCACCAACCCGAGGTGCTCCCCGATGGCCGACCACGCGCTGGCCTTGGCCACTGGCTCGCGCTCGGTGGAACGGCTCGACGGCTGGTCGAACCTCACGACCGGCCTCGGCGCAGCCCTGCGCGACAAGCGCTTGGCGTCGAGCTTCTCCAGCGTGCAACTCTCGCTCGACCAGTGCGAGGACCTGTACCGCGGCGACGACATCGCGGGCCGCATCTGCGACCTGATGCCCGCGGACATGACCCGGCAGGGCTGGGACGTGCTGGTCGCTGGCGATGCGGAGACGACCGAGGAGATCGGCGAGGCGCTCGACGCGCTCGAGGTCTCGACCAAGATCCGCGAGGCGCTCACCTGGGCCCGGATGGTCGGCGGCGCCGTCATCCTGCCGGTGGCCGAGGGTGGCTTGGGCGTCGACGGCGAGGAGGACCTCGCGCAGCCGCTGAACGAGGCAGGGATTCGCAGCATCGACGGGCTCACGGTGTTCGACGCGCGCGAGGCGATCTCCGTCGCCTGGTACGGCGACCCGCAGGCTCCGAAGTACGGCGAGACGGCGATCTACCGCATCCAGCCGCTCACGCTGAACATGACCACGCTCGAGCAGGAGCAGATCCGCAACCAGGAGAAGCTCGGTGACTACTCGGGGCTCCGGCGTGGGCCGCCCGAGAGCGCCGCCGGGGTGCTCACGATTCGCTACGTGCACGAGAGCCGCATCCTGCGCTTCGAGGGTGTGCGGCTCACGCGGCGCCTTCAGCGCACGCAGTGGGGCTGGGGCGACTCGGTGTTTGTGCGGCTGAACGATGAGATCCGCGACTTTCAAGCTTCGTTCGACTCGACGTCGATGCTGGTCACCGACTTCGCCCAGGGCGTCTTCAAGATGGCAGGGCTGGCCGAGGCCATCGCGAGCGGGAACACGGCGCTGGTGATGGCGCGCCTCTCCGCGATCGACATGGCGCGCTCGGTGGTCAAGGCCGCCGTGCTCGACACGAACGGCGAAGAGTTCGAGCGGAAGGTGACGCCCGTCGCGGGCCTCGCCGACCTGCTCGACCGCTTCTGCACCAAGCTCGCGGCCGCGGCGGGCTACCCGCAGACGCTGCTGTTCGGGATGAGCCCGGCGGGGATGAACGCCACGGGCGAGAGCGACATCACGCTCTACTACGACAAGGTGAAGGACGGGCAGAACGAGAAGATCGGGCCGCCGCTGCGCAAGCTGCTGCGGATGCTCTTCGCGTGGAAGCAAGGCCCGACCGGCGGCTCTGAGCCCGACGGCTGGTCGATCCAGTTCAAGCCGCTCGAGCAGAGCAGCGAGACGGAGCAGGCGGACGTCCGGCTCAAGCAGGCCCAGGCAGATGACTACTACGTGAACAACGGCGTGCTCACTCCAGAGGAGGTCGCCGTGTCGAGGTTCGGCGGCGATACCTACTCGACTGAGACGCAGCTCAGCGAGACCGACCCGGCCAAGCGGGCGCTGGCGGCAGCCGAGGCGGCAGAGTCCGCGGCCGAGCTGCTGCCCGACCCTGCCGCGCCCGCCAAGCCTGAAGCAGAGGCGCCCGGCGCGACGGTATGAAGATGCAGGCGCTCGAGCAGGTGAGGGTGCGGGCGGCTGTCGCGGCACTGTCGGGCTCGCGCAAGCGGCGACGCCGGGTGCCGAAGCAGCAGCAGCCGAACGGCATCCGCCTCGCCTACTCGCAGGCGCTGCTCGTCATCCCGCGGCGAGCCCGCGAGCTGGTGCAGCAGCTCGTGGTGCCTGCGCTGCCCGCGCTGGTTGCTGAGGCCGCGCTGGTGCATGACGCGGAGGCGCCAGCCGGGTACGCAGACCGCTTCATACGCTTGGTGCAGCAGGCCTCGCAGGCGCTCTTCGGCGAGTTCACGAACGAGCGGCTGTCACGGCTCGCCGCGACGTTCGGCGAGCGGGTCTCTGGCTTCAACCGGCAGCAGCTCGGCCGACAGTTTCGCGCGGCGATCGGCATCGACCCGCTGGAGAACGCGCCGCGGCTGACCAGGGTGCTGCAAGCCTTCGCCACCGAGAACGCGGCGCTCATCACCTCGGTCCCGCAGAAGTACTTCAGCGAGATCGAGAGCACCACGCTGCAGGCGCTGCGCACGGGCACGAGGGCCGAGGACATCCAAGGGCTCTATGAGGACCGCTACGGCGTGTCCGAATCCCGGGCTCGGCTGATCGCCCGCGACCAGGTGGGAAAATTAAATGGCCAGATGAACAAGGTGCGCCAGGGCGAGCTCGGCGTGACGCGCTTCACCTGGCGGACCTCGGAAGACGAACGGGTCCGCGAGGAGCACGCCGCGCTCGACGGCACCGAGTGGAGCTGGGACGACCCGCCGGGAGAAGGCATTCCGGGCGAGCCGATCAACTGTCGTTGCCTCGGCGAGCCCGTGCTCGCCGACGTGCTGGAGGCCTTGTGAGACTCGTCGCCTATCCGTGGACACGGGTCATCGTGGGGCCGCTGCGAGGGACGGCGGTGCGCTCGAACCGCGCGGGTGTGGCGGTGGCTACCGCGTCGAGCGACCTGCTCAAGACCATCCTCGACACGACCCTGCGGCGTCGCGGCTACCTCGTCATCGACGCCCCCGCCGGCTGCCAGATCGAGAAGGAGTAGCCGATGGCCAAGCGCTTCGACGCCGGGCGCCTCGACGCGCCTGTGCGCACGCCCCAGGGCTTCCTGCGCGTGCCGGCAACCATCGCGCGCACCGGCATCCAGATCTACGCACAGCCCGACGGCACCGTGCGCCGCGAGTACCGGCCCGACAGCGAGGTCTTCGCAGCCGACGCGCTCCAGAGCTTCGCGCTCGCGCCCATCACGCTGCACCACCCGCCTGAGCCGGTCACCGCAGCGAACGCCGCGAAGTACTCCAAGGGCACGCTCGGCGAGACGCTCAAGGCCGACGGCAACATGGTGTGCGGCACGGCGCTCATCACGCACGCGGATGCGATCGAGGCCATCGAGGGCGGCCTGCGCGAGCTCTCCTGCGGCTACGAGTGCGACGTCGACATGACTGCCGGCACGCTGCCGGACGGGACAAAGTACGACGGCATCCAGAAGAACATCCGCGGCAACCACGTCGCGAGGTCCGCCTCAAGCTCGACGCTCAAGACAACGCAGTCCCCACCTTTCCTGAGGAGAAGCCCATGACCGTGAAGCTCAAGCTGGACGGCGTCGAGTGCGAAGTCAGCGAGCTGGCGGCCCAGCTCATCGCCAAGCAAGACGCCCAGGTCGCCGAGAAGCTCAAGGCCGCTGTCGCCGAGGCCACCGCCGCCAAGGCCCGCGCCGACGTCGCCGAGGGCAAGGTCACCGCGGCCGAGAAGGCCCACGCGGACGCCATCGACCCGAAGCGCATCGACGAGGCGGTCGCCCGCCGCGTCAGCCTGATCGACACCGTCAAGCTCCACCTCGGCGCCGCGTTCAAGGCCGACGGCAAGACCGAGGACGCCATCAAGCGCGAGGTGCTCGCCAAGGTGGCGCCCTCCGTGAAGCTCGACAGCGCGGACGCCGGCTACGTCGGCGCTGCCTTCGACGCCGCGGTCGCGGTCGCCAAGCCGGCTGCCGCGCGGCCCCTCGTGCACGACACGGGCGTCGGCGGCCGCCAGGACTCGGGCGAGGACAGCGAGGCGAAGGCCCGCGAGGACATGAAGAAGGCCCACAAGGGCCGCCTGCCGTCGCTGCAGGCGTCCAAGTAGTCGGCCCGGTCGCCCGCCAGTCCCTTCATCACTCACGCAGCACCTGATCCCAGGAGTCACCAATGGCCATGCCCGGTCCGAACACCGGCGTGCAGACCAGCTACGGCTTCGACATGGCCGTCGCCTTCGCTGGTCAGCTCGCCAACAACCAGAACTACCGCGCCGTCTCCGGCAACCTCGAGGGCGCGCTGAACATCCCGTTCGGCGTTGGCCTCAAGAAGGGCGCGGCCGATGATGGCTACGCCACCCCGACCCTCGTCGGTGACCTGATCGAGGGCATCGCGGTCCACACCCACGCGCTCGACACCATCGGCCTGTCGGGTCTCTCTCCGGCGACCGCGGGCATCCAGCCGAAGGAGATGTTCACGGTCCTCCGCTCGGGCGAGATCTACGTCCTCGTCGAGGAGGCCGTGGTCGCGCACGGCCCCGTCTACTGCCGCTATGCGGCGGGCGCCGGCGGCACCATCCTCGGCTCTTTCCGCACCTCGGCCGACACGGCCACCGCGGGCCTGGTGAAAGGCGCGAAGTACCTCACGTCGGCGGCGGCCGGCGGCATCGCCAAGCTGTCCTTCGACGCGAACGCCGCGGCGACCTAGTCCTAGCAGCACCGGGCGCGGCGTCTCCCGAGGGCGCCGCGCCCACCTCCATCCCCAACCACTCGCGCCGCACCTCGTGGCGCTTCGAGCAGCAGCCACGACGCGCATCTCGCGCGGCCGGCACCTTTTTGCCTGGAGACCCCCATGCTGAATCCGATCGTTCGTTCCCGCGTGCAGGACGCGATGGAGTCTGTCGGCATCAAGGCCGACTCCGCCGAGTCCGCCTTCATCGAGCGCGAGCTCGAGTCCGTCCGCGCCGGGCTCTACGCCGTCAAGTACGGCCCCCTGCAGTGCCGCGACCTGCTCCCCGTCTCCAACGAGGACGACCCGGGCGCGGAGACCATCAAGATCAACATTTACGATGGCGTCGGCTTGGCGAAGATCATCAGCTCGTACGCGAAGGACTTCCCGCGCGCGGACGTGAAGGTCACCGAGCAGCGCATCCCCGTGCGCTCGATCGGCGCCTCCTACGGCTACAACGTCCAGGAGATGCGCGCGGCCGCGCTGGCGAAGCGGCCGGTCGACCAGATGAAGGCGCAGCGGGCCCGCCTGGCCGTCGACGAGAAGCTCGAGCGCGTGGCCTTCTTCGGCGACACGGCGAACGGCCTGGTCGGCCTCTTTGCGGTCACCAACGCGCAGGTCTACGCGGTGCCGCTCGGCGCTGGCGGCTCGGCGACGTTCGCGCTGAAGACCCCCGACGAGATCCTCAAGGACCTGAACGGCATGTGGCGGAAGTCGATCGTCACCACCAACGGCCTCGAGCGCCCCGACACGTTGGCGCTGCCGGCGAACCAATTCGGCATCATCTCGACCACGCCGCGGTCGGGCACCAGCGACACCACCATCAAGAACTTCTTCTTGGCGAACAACCCGGACGTGAAGCGCATCGTGATGGTGCCGCGTCTCACCGGCCAGGGCTCTGGAGCGACGGACCGCGCGATCATGTACCGCGCGCAGCCGGACGCCCTGCAGCTCTGCATCCCGCAGGAGTTCGAGCAGTTCCCGCCGCAGATGGAGGGCATGGACATGGTCACGCCCTGCCACATGCGGACGGGCGGCCTGCTCGTGTTCTTCCCGCTGTCGGTGGTTTACGGCGACGGCATCTGAGTCGATAGCCGAGCCGGGGCAGCGGTTCGAACCGGCGCGCCTTGCACGCGCGCCGGACTGCCAACCCTTTTCTCAAACCCGCAGAGGTCTCAGATGGCGCTGGTCAAGTATTCCGGGCAGGGCGTGGGCCACTTCGACATCAACGTCTTCAAGCCGGGCGCGAAGCCCGACGAGAAGCCGGTCCTCGTGACCACCCACGAGCTGACCTTCCTGCCGGGCGTCAACAAGATCGACGACGACGCCTGG